CGTAAGGTGGATTGTAGCCGAAAATAAAGAAATTTATCATGAAGGACTTGTGTTTTTTGACGGAGTATGTTATTATAACATTTTACCGAATACAAGTGTAAATATTGAAAATTTTGATAATTACATAACAGTTAGAGAAATTATTAGACAGGAAAAACTCACAAAGATTCATGAAAGTTACAAAGAGAGACGGCACTAGAGAAGACCTAAATATCGACAAATTACACAAGGACGTGATGTATGCAGTAGAAGACCTTACTGGCGTTAGTGCATCACAAGTCGAAATCAATAGCCAAATACAATTCTATGATGGCATCAACTCTACTGATATCCAAGAAACATTAATTAAAAGTACAGCAGATCTTATATCAGAAGAGACACCAAACTATCAGTATGTAGCAGGTAGATTAATCAACTATCATTTGCGTAAGCAAGTATATGGCACATTTGAGCCACCGTGTCTTTGTGATATTGTACAAAAAAATATTGATGATGGCTTTTATGATTCAGAGTTCACAGACCTCTACACCAAAGACGAAATAAATCAATTACAATCTTATATCAAACATGAACGCGATGAAGATTTGACTTATGCGGCTATGGAACAGTTCCGTGGCAAGTACCTAGTACAGAACAGAGCAACTGGTCAAATTTACGAAACACCGCAAGTAGCATACATGATGATTGCGGCTACATTGTTTGGTAGATATCCTGAAAAGAAAAGAATGGCGTATGTGAAAGCATACTACGATGCTATCAGCACATTTAGAATTTCCTTGCCTACGCCAGTTATGGCAGGTGTGCGTACACCACAAAGACAGTTTAGTAGTTGTGTACTAATTGAAACTGATGACAGTTTAGATAGCATTAACGCAACGTCTAGTGCTGTAGTTAAGTATGTAAGTCAAAAAGCAGGCATTGGCATAGGTGCAGGTAGCATTAGAGCAATTGGCTCGCCTATTAGGAGTGGAGACGCAACTCACACAGGAGTTATCCCCTTCTATAAACTATTCCAATCAGCAGTTAAGAGTTGCAGTCAAGGTGGTGTAAGAGGCGGAGCCGCTACATTATACTATCCTATCTGGCATTTAGAAGTAGAAGATTTGCTAGTATTAAAGAACAACAAAGGTACAGAGGACAATCGTGTTAGACACATGGACTACGGTGTACAGTTTAACAAACTAATGTACGAAAGACTCATAAGTGGCGGTAACATTACATTGTTCTCGCCTAAAGATGTACCTGAATTATACGAAAGTTTCTTTGCTGATCAAGACAAATTTAAAGAATTATACGAAGCGGCTGAACGTAAAACTAGCATTAGGAAAAAATCTATTCCTGCTATTGAATTGTTTTCTGCGTTCGTTCAAGAACGCAAAGACACAGGTAGAATTTACTTAATGAACGTCGACCATGCTAACACACATGGTGCATTTATTGAAGATGTAGCACCAGTTAGACAAAGTAACTTATGCTGTGAAATTAATTTACCCACTAAGCCACTAACACATATCAATGATGAAGAGGGCGAGATCAGTTTGTGTACATTGAGTGCAGTAAATTGGGGTGTTATCAAAGACTTTGAAGAAATGAACAAAGTATGTAAACTTGCAGTTAGGGGTTTAGACGAACTATTAGACTATCAACAATACCCAGTATTGGCGGCAGAACTCAGCACAATGAAGAGAAGACCACTGGGAATTGGTATTATTAACTTTGCATATTGGATGGCAAAGCATGGCATGACATATCAAGAGCCAAACTTGGAACTAATTGACGAGTGGGCAGAGGCATGGAGTTATAGTTTAATCAAAGCCAGTAACAAACTAGCAATGGAAAAAGGCAAATGTTCAGGCACAAACGAAACAAAATACGGTTCAGGCATTACTCCTAACCAAACATACAAAAAAGATGTCGACGAATTAGTACCACATAAAGAAAGACAAAATTGGAAAGAACTTAGAAAGAATTTGAAGGAGCATGGTATAAGAAACAGCACGTTAATGGCACTTATGCCTGCTGAAACATCAGCACAGATTAGTAATAGCACGAATGGAATTGAGCCACCACGTGGATACATTAGTATCAAGCAAAGTAAACACGGTGTATTAAAGCAAGTAGTACCTGGCTTTCCTTACTATAAAAACAAGTATGACTTACTGTGGGATCAAAAGTCGCCACAAGGATATTTAAAAATAATGGCTGTACTTCAAAAGTACATAGATCAGGGAATTTCGGTAAATACATCATACAATCCAGAGCACTACGAAGATGAAAAAGTACCAATGAGCGTACTGATCCAGGATCTTCTTATGTTTTATAAGTATGGTGGTAAACAGTTATACTACAATAATACATATGACGGACAAGGTGAGATTGATATTAACAAAGATGATAAACTAGAAGATTTGCCAATGGGGGAAATCGATGATGAAGACTGTGAGAGTTGTAAAATTTAATGAGCGTACTTAATACTAAATCAAAATATACTGACAAAAGTAAAATGTTTCTATCAGAAGACATGGGCATTCAGCGATTTGATGTTTTAAAATATAGACAGTTTGATAAACTTACAGAAAAACAATTAGGTTTCTTTTGGCGTCCAGAAGAAGTTGATATTACCAAAGACAGCAAGGATTTTAAAGACTTAACAGACTTTGAACAACATATCTTTACTAGTAATTTAAAAAGACAAATACTATTAGATAGTGTACAAGGACGATCACCTAACTTGGCATTACTACCAATTGTGAGTTTACCTGAATTAGAAACATGGATCGAAACATGGGCATTTTCAGAAACTATTCACAGTAAAAGTTATACACATATTATTAGAAATGTGTACCCAGATCCTAGTAAAGTGTTTGATGAAATGATGAGCATTAAAGAAATCATTGATTGTTCAGACAGTATAACACAATACTACGATTCATTAATTGAATATAACAGACTTAGAGAAAACGGCAGTTCTAAATACAGCGAGTACGAACACAAAAAACGTATTTGGATGTGCCTAATGAGTGTAAACATTTTAGAAGGTGTACGTTTTTATGTTAGTTTTGCATGTAGTTGGGCCTTTGCAGAACTTAAGAAAATGGAAGGTAATGCAAAAATTATCAAACTAATTGCTAGAGATGAAAACGTTCACTTAGCAAGTACACAACAAATGCTAAAACTTTTACCACGCGAAGACAAAGACTTTGAAAAAATACGCAATGAAACATATGATGAATGTACACAACTATTTTTAGATGCTGTAGAGCAAGAAAAGAATTGGGCGGACTATTTGTTTAAAGATGGTAGTATCATTGGATTAAATGCAGAACTATTAAAACAATATGTAGAATACATTGCAGGTAAAAGAATGCATGCCGTAGGACAAGAAAAAATATTTAACACAGGCACTAATCCGTTACCTTGGACTCAAGCATGGATTACAGGTGGCGAAGTCCAAGTAGCACCACAAGAAACTGAAATAAGCAGTTATGTAATTGGTGGTACAAAACAAGATGTCGACAAAGAATCCTTTAGCGGCTTTTCATTATAATATAAATATTCACACACAGAGGAACACATGTTAGTAAATAAATCTCATACAAAAGGTGACGTTGTCACAATCAAATTAACCAGCGATACAGAAATCATTACACGTTTTATCAGTCAAGATGAAAATGGTATCACAATAGAAAAGCCTATGGCAGTACAAATTACTCAACAAGGATTAGGATTAATGCCGTGGTTGTTTAGTGCTGATGCTTCTAAAGAAATTACTATTTCAAATGAAAAAGTATTTTGCACTATGGATACACTAAAGGATCTTGCTGATCAGTATCTTGAAGGTACGACAGGTATTAGTTTAGCAAAGGCTTAAATAATAGACAAGTCTAATTTATTTTCTTCAATCATAGAAGTCTTTACCTCGTCGCTTAATTCAGTCCTTCCAGGATTATTAGGAAAAACACAACAAGGTTGAACATTGTAGAAACTATTATTTTCTTCACACCATTCTCTACGATAGAATTTATCAGTACCATGCTTGTCCCACTCAATGTGAAGTTTTTCAGCAGGATCATATAATACAGTAATCATATCCTTGCCCACTTGCACATGAGAATCTCTCTGTAAGCGGTCTAAATATCTACCTTCTAATAAACCATAGGCAGGAAACGCCTCGGTATATTCTGGATGGTCATTATGCCATTGTTCCATTAGTTGTGGACCGGCCATAAAAGGTTCATATATGCCAAATCTGTCTGAATAATTATCACTAATCCATTGTTTTTCAACTTCCCATGGGTCGTCATGATCATATTTCCCCATGTTACTAACTTCATTACCGTCAATAATTTTAAGGATATTATCGCCGCCATTATATGATTTGTATGTAATATTATCTATTTCGCAGTAGATAAAACCTTCTGCTTGATTATGGGTCCAATCTAGTTTCATACTACTATTTATTATGATAAATAATATTACTATGCCAAAAGCCGCACTAAAAGGAACATCAATTGCAGGAGGACCTATCACATCAGGTGCTTCAAAAACCAACATAGAAGGTATTGCTCCAGCAAGATTAGGCGACACAGTGGCAGGGCATGGCGACTCACCTCATTCCAATCCTAAGATAGCATCTGGTTCAAGTAAAGTAAATATAGAAGGCCTACCAGCCGCTAGAGTAGGTATCGATAAAGCCTCTTGTATGCACGGTATAGCCGGTGGCGCAAGTAAAACGAACATTGGATAAACTATTTAATAACAGTTGCGAGTTTGACAATCGCACTTATCATAAAATTAAAACATCTGAACTAGACAGTATAGACTGCTTATCTGAATATAAAAAGGACATACGCGGTTTTGGTTTGGCATCAAATATAAAAAATAAAATTGCATCTAAAAATATTGATAATTTTGCAGTCGATGACACTGATCATGAGTATATAATATCCATGATAGAAAAAGATTTTGATTACAAAGACTATGATGAATTATTTGAAAGTGTATACAGAGATAAATTAGAAGCAATTAAACCAAATATATTTGTAAGTGGTGGTCTTGACAGCACAACACAATACGAGTTGCTTAAACGTAAGCATATTGCGTTTAAACCCTATTGTGTACGTTATAGATCTCAAGGAATAACCTTTAACGATTACGAAATAAAAAACATACCTGATGACACTATTGTAATAGATTTTGATATTATAGATTTTTTTGATAGTGGTAAATTTTTAGAAGTAGCACAAAAATATCATTGTGTTACACCGCAATTTTTACCTTTATTAAAAGTATTTGAAGACATCGATGGGCCTATTTTAGAAACATCTAGTGCACCAAATGTATCAATGGATATTGGCAATAACAATGGTTTGTTCATAGATAGATTGCACTCGAAATATTTAACATATAGACACGCACTAGACTTGCGTAATGACGGCAGTATATTTAATTTTTTTAGAAGCCATGTGTATATAGATAAATTGTCAACAAAGTATTTTACACAATTAAATAAACTATATGGCCGAGATGTAAGTAGAGGTTCTACCTTCCAAGATAGTACTACCAGTGTAATGTGGCAGGAAGAAGAATGCAATATCAAAGAATATCTTTATAAAAATATATTTAAATGTGTTGGAAAAAAGTCTGTCAAATTTACAGGTTTCGAGGCACTGAAAATATGGTATGCAGATAAATATATAGGTAACGATCCTTATCTGCAAGTGTTTGATAAGCATTTTAGGAAACCATTACTTAAACGTAATGTGGACATGTTTAAGGATTTACCAATAATTAATATTTTGAAGGGATAATAAAATGGCTGTTAAATCATATATAGTATCATTCGAACATCAGTACATAGACGGAGATTCGGCAAACTTTAATAAAAGTGCTACAGAATCTGCATTAACAGGAGCAGGTGCTACAATAGATGCAAATTTTGATCATTCTGTCGTTGGAATGTATAAGATTGATATAGAAGAATCAAGCATAGGCGATATTACGTCTTTAGCAAATTACGTTGCATCAGAGAATGTAACCGACCAAGCAGATGCCACATTGCTAATTAGTGAAGACACTAGCGAATGGCACAAACAAAGATTAGTAACAAGAAACTTACCACTAAGAACAACATATGACCCTGTGTACACAGGTGCTGGTAGTACAGTATACTTAATGGATAGTGGTGTAGATACAGGACACCCAGAGTTTTCAGGCAAATCTTTTGAACCTGTATTTTCAGTAACAGCAAGTCCAAACAGTTTTGCAGAATTTATCGAAGGCGGAAAGGTAGCAACAGATTACGATACAACAGACAGACACGGTCATGG